GGCAAATCATGTAAATCCTCCATAGAGATATTCATTAGATTTGCATCTATTCTTTCTGCAATCCTTTCTTCTGCCATCTCAAGAGTAATGTATAATACATTCTTACCTTGTGATAAACAGTTTGCAGCCACATGACACATGAACAAAGATTTTCCAACTCCTGTTCCTGCCAAACATATATTTAGGGTCTTTGGTGGTAGACCACCTTTTGTTATCCTGTTGAAGAATTCGAGGTCAAATGGTATCTTCTCTTCTACCTTGTGATAATAGTCAAAACGAGTCTCACTATCGTCTAGGTAATCATGTCCAACACTTGAATCAAAAGACACACCGAGTGCTTCTGTAAGTATTTCTGGTATGGCTTCTGGTGTTCGTTCTTTATCATTACCATCTATAATCTTTATACCATCTACGATTGCATTGTAGATAGCCTTGTCTTTACAGAACTTCTCTGTTGTATCAACTAACCATTCAAAATCCACGTCTAATACTGGTTTAATTTCACCAGTAACTTCATCATATCCACTAAGTGATTTGATAAGAGCAACAACCTTTTTATGTTCCACATCTGTTAAGTCTTCCCTACTCTCTAACTCTATCTCTAGAATAGTCCTTGTAGGTATTTTGTTGTATTTGTCAACAAACTTTGTTATCTCTTCAAAGACAACCTTTTCTTCTCTTACACCAAAATAACTTTTTTTAATGAAGGGCAGCACCTTACGTGCATACCTCTCGTTTGATATAAGATTACTAAGAGTTGTATTTTCAATCGTTTGATTCAAGTTTGCTATCCTTTTCATGTTGTTCGTCTATTATATCTACAAGTATATCACCTATAAGAGTAGACCATTCGTCATTCGTGTCAAACTGAGCTCGTGATAATCCATTGTTGTCTAGGATATCAAACTTAAACTTGAAAGGCATATTACCAGTATCAGTTTCTTCACCAATAGAAATTTCACCGTATTTGTATACGACTCCTGCAAATTTACCACCCTTGATACCTATACATGTTTGGTCTTCTTTATCTGCTGTTAGATATACATATTTATCTTTAATCGACATTATTGTGCCCTCAATGTAAAGTCTATCGCAAGTCTTTTCTTGTCTGATAGAATGTTATCTGCTCGGTGTGGTATTCTTGGGTCAAACAATAAGAAGTCGCCTGGTTCTAAAGGAAATGTTTCCCCACCATGTGTAAATCCACCACCATCTGTTGCACAATCCCAATCATTATTTAATACACCAAGTAGTTTGACAATCTTCGTGTCTTTCAGAGCATCATTCTCATGGTCGGTATGGGTATTGTCTTCTCTGTGTCTATCCTTAATAGATATACCACATGCTAACACCTCTAGAAGAAACGCTTTTGGTTCTTTCTCATAGATGTTAATAAGAAGACTCATTGCCATACCAGCCAATTGTGTATCCGTATTTTCCCCTCCAATGACATCAAGTTTTAGATGTTTTTTATCAAAGGGAGCTCCTGCTGGGTATTTCATATGCCACTTTTCACTCTGTTGTACTTGATACTTCATAAACTCTAGAAATAGTGGGGAACAACAATCGTTAATCGTCTTTATTATGGCCATACCTAAATTCCTTGTCAGAGGCAACCTCTAGTTTATCCATAATGTCTTTTGTGAAATACTTCTCTGGGTCATTCAATATAGACTTACCATACTGTTTAGTCCCATCAGGCATCTCATATCGTGTAGATACTTTCTTAAAGATTTCATACTTCTCTGCAAGTTCTAGTAGTCCGTAGTATTTGTCTAATCCTTTATCATAGGTCAGACGTACATCAACCATTTTGTTCTCTATGGTCAGACGACTCTTATGATTCTTACAATGAACGATATTACCAACAACCTCTGTACCATCTTTCTCTTTCTTCTTGGATAGGAAGATAATAGAGGAAGCCGCATATTTCAATCCAGAACCACCACCCATTTCTTTGGTAGGGAACATAGAACCCATAGAGTCATATGTATGATTGGTCACCACCATAGGGACTTTTGCTTTACCAAGTTTTAAAGTCAACACTCTAAATGCAGCCTTCAATACTTGAGCACGAGTCATATCTCTGGTTTCTTTACCATCACTTGTGTCCTCTACTTCTTTGGTAGTAGATAACATACCTAATGAGTCTAGACATAGGAATAATGGTTTTCTTATGGATACGTCTTGTTCCATGTATTTGTCTAGTATCTTTAAAGCCTGTGTACGAAACTCTTGTACTGTTGTAACTGGTACAATCACCATTCTGTCTGGGTCAATACCTCTGTCTGTTACCATGTTCTTTGTAATGGCACTTTCACTCTCAAAGTATACAACACCAGCATCTGGATTTTTGTCAAGGAAGTTCTTTACAATACCCATAAGGAAGTACGTCTTACCTGTGGCACTTTCTCCTGCTATCGCAGTAATCTTATTTGCTGGTAAACCACCATGAATACTACCACTCAATAGAGCATTGAATATGTATGAACCAGTATCTATGAAACTTTCCACATCACCTGCTTCTACACCATCTGATACCAGAGCTGCATACTCATTACCAGTTGTCTTGATTATGTCTTTTAAAAAACTATTACTCATTCAATACTCCCATTATTTTTCACTCTGTCAGTTACTTGTTTGTCAATCAACCATTCATCATAAGAGGAATAGTCGTGTTTTTTTGGGTCTAGAATATAATCTATCTTAGACTCCATTCTAGTCAATCTGTCTAGTACTTCATCTTGTCTTGGTGTTCGCATCAATGTATTCTCCCTTTTGTGTATAGTATCATATTATAAATGTTTTGTCAAGGTATTAGTGTCCTGGCCCTAAATTAGTATTATATTTTATAGATTTATATTCTTCATCATAGGGATTGTAATATACAACCACAAAAGCCTTACATGAAGGACAACTAAGATTAGTCATCAATTTGTGGTCTTCATCATCTTCTAGGTCGGTATCTCCACCCCATATCAGTTGTGTGCTACAATTCCAACAGTTCATTATACATACACCATTTTATTTTTAATCATTTAATGTTTTCCCCTTTGATGCTTCATCTATCATTTGTTGTGTTGTGTATACAGCATTGAAGGATACACTACGTCTTTCTCCGTGTCCATCTATACTGCGAAATGGGTATACTTGATGAGGTTGCATACCAGCAAATATATAGAGTTCCCCTACCTTTGGATTGACATTACAATTACTTAAACAATAACGTCTATCTGCACCACTATTGTTTGTAAAGACAAGTGAGCCGTCATCTGTACGTTGCTTATGAGGTCTTGTCGTGTCCTTCTTATCTTTCTTGTATTCTGGTATCTTTAGATATAAAACACCTGATACTGCAGCTGCTGGGTGCGTATGTATTGGATTGTATTCACCATCTTTTTGGGATACTGTCCACATATTAAGGAATTGTGGAAATATCTCTTCTCTTGGAAGGTTAAATGATTTCTCCCAACCGAACCCTTGTTTGAGTTGGTGGTGTAACCATTCACGACTACAATTTAGTATAAAATTTCCTATATTTGGTAATAATTTAGATAAATCTACCTCTAGTTCTTCTTCCACTTGCCCTACAAGGTTATCTCCAAAACTAGGTGCGTCTGAATTTTCTCTCATTTTATCGGTATGGTCTATGAGTCCTTGTGTGATTGTTTCTGGCATGGTAATTTTATATATGATATTAGACCACGGCTGTATTATTTCAATTTTTACGTCATTATCTGTCATAGTATTCTCTCTATTATGGTGCCGACTGCCGGGATCGAACTGGCCACCTGATGATTACAAATCAACTGCTCTACCAAATGAGCTAAGTCGGCATATTTCTAAGTGCGTTCCAACTAACTGGAAATTGTGTTCTACATAAACTATCTATACTGTGTGCAATGTCCTGTGTTTCTTTCTGTGCATCTTCTTTACACCTCAGATTACACACTCTTGCAAATGCCATGAGTGTACCACTCCAATACCATTCGGTTATCATACTTTGTGGTAGTACCATTCTGGCTTGTTCTGGTGCGACACCTTTTTCTAGTAAATGTTTGTAAGTATTTGTACACATATTAATATAATCGTCTTGTATATGTGGGTCGATTGGAATAACCTTATCACTACTGCCTTGTTTCTTATTGTCTGGAGTACCCCTCCATTCATCTACTATATGAAACTCTGGTTCTGAATCCACGTATCTTCGTGACACCTCATTCCACACAAGTCCAACTTGATGTTTGACTAATTGACGTGCCACAAAGACGGGGGCGGTTACATGAAACTGTAATGATGCATGACCAAACGGACTCCAATGATTGTGTTTTGCTAAGTATCGTATGAGTCGTGAATCATCAACGACTTGAAACTCTTTATTTTCTTTTGCAAATGATACTCTGGCTGCGTTTACAACCGATAGGTCTGTACCCATATGGTCTATTAATTTAACTCTCATATGTTACTCATAAGATTTGCACATGAATATGCACCAGTACCTATAAATGCAAACATGATAAACAGTTGTACCCATGTGGCTAAAGACCACTCACTCAGAACAACCCAAATTGATTTAAGCTTTTTCTTCATAATTTTTCCAATCTTTATTAATGTCTAATAATGTTAAATATACCCTAACATGATAATCAAAGGTTTTAGGATATATTTCTGGATTAGGTAAATCTGGAAACATTTTCATAACTCCTTTGAGGTCTTCTTTAGTTATTTGTACAGGACGGTTGTGGGCCTTCTTCATCGCCATTGAATGTATATACCTTTACGGTTATAGTTCAAATATTTAAAGGGAATAAGACTCCACAGAATGTTTAGTCTTTTCAGAGGTGGTTTGTCATTCCAATTCCAACACTCGTATACTCTCCACCTAACTTTAGATGAGCCTATACATGCTGGATAGGATTCTTTAATCTCAATCTCTAACCATTCTTTACTAAAAGGTTCTAACTCTTTCATACCAAATAACATTTCACTTATTTTTCATTTTTCCTTGAATAGATAGCCCATAGCATACCAATTGCAACTAAACCTATCAAACCTTCAGACCCTAACTCACCAACAAAGTATAGAATGTTTCCTATAACTGGTGGGAAGAATGGAGCATACACTCCAAATAGTATCTCTGAAACTATACTCAATGCAATTAAGCAAAGACCTACTTCTGTAACTTTTCGTATCCAATATAATATTTTATCAATCATAATATTCTCCTATCTTACTATAGTAACAAATAACTCGACAGATGTCAAGACATTTATAAACCATATTTCATTTTCTCTGTATAACTACACAAACGGCAAATACACTCTTCACATTCACAATCAATTGATTTGTCTGTAACACCCACTCCTATAGGTTGGTCACACATTGACTGACAATGACTTTCACACGAACAATTTGTGCAATAATACACAGGGTTTGTTGGTAAATCTGACATCTGTTTGCTCCTGAGCTAATACAGCATAGGGGGCAAATGCACACCCTACGACTGATAATAGTATTACTATAACAAAAAGTTTTTTCATAGTATTAACATAGCCTGGTCTACATGGCCTCTGTTGATAATATGTTGTTCTGCTATATCCTCTTTAGATTGACCATAGTATGCAACAGCATGATGATTTGTAATCATCCAATCATTGATAATGATATCATAGTTACCATCATTCACTTTAAACTTACCGAGAATACGGCCATACTTACCAGACTTGTCTTTCTCTGTAATAAGTGTTTGAAAACTGTCTACAGGCATAAACTTTTTTATCATATCTTTAGCAATGAGTCCGTATTTCTTTTCATCTAAATCTCTAGTCCTACTCTCTGGCGTGTCGATACCAAATAGTCTTACACGTTCTTTGTGTAACCATACACCAAAGCCCAAATCTATATCCACGTCAACTGTATCGCCGTCAATAATTTTTACAATCTTACATCTATATTCGTACATTATTTTTCCTAACTATAATATGGTGCAACTTCAGACTGTTCGTCATCCACACCTTCTACTGATTTAACTTCTGGTATATGATATGATAATAAATTCTCTATACCCATCTTTAGTGTTTGCGTTGAAGAACCACAACCACTACATGCTCCACTCATAAACATAGTTGCAACACCTTCTTTAAACGAATGTAGTGTTACTACACCACCATGCATTGCTACAGATGGTTGTATTTGTATTTCTATAAGGTTTTCTATCTCTGCTACTACTTCTTCGTCTGTTCTCATATTTCCATTTCTCCATGACCTACTTTCATATTTCTCTTAGTTGCTTCTTTCCTTGACATACAAGTATACTCACCTAAATTAAGGAGTATCTTACTTGTTTCATATCTTAAATCATCTGTAACCATTTCTTTTACACCTGGCTGGTTTAGATATGAAATGCAAGATTCTTTATCTTTAAATCCTTGTGCGTGTTGCATCCACCCCTCTGATGGGGTCAATGTTGTAATGACTAAGATTGTTATATAAAATAAATTCATCTTTAGCTCCTAATTTCTCTCTCTTAATACACCCATAACTTATTTCTGTTATATTTGTGTTATCATAATATAATAAACTTGGATTTTCCTCTACGGAATATTGTGTCTTTAGACATTCTTCCAAACTATTATATTCTATAGAAGTTGAATATTGATTATTGAATACTACGACAAATACGAATGTCCAAATCATGTTGCAAAACTTTCCCCACAACCACATTGTGCTGTTGCGTTAGGATTGACAACTTTTAGAAAGCTACCACCTAACTCTGTTACATAATCTATCGTACACCCTAATACATACATTTCTGCAATAGGGTCAACATGAAGGTTCTCTACAGTTGCGTCTTCTTCTGTAGTATCCCACACATAAGTAAAACCACTACACCCACCACCCTTTACACTTAGGTAGACGTTTGGTTTACCAACACCCTTTAGGTATTCTCTAGCTGATTCTGTTAATGTTACCATTAAAACTCCTATCAGTTATTTAGTGAAGTCTAGGTTTCTCTGCCCTCATTTGACGTAACAATATTACTAGTACTGTTGACCAGTAGTTCTTACCCCAATCTTCCTCTGCATTATCTAATGCTATGTAACAATTATCTATACGTTTTTCTAATATATTACTCATTACTAAATTCCTTCATTGCACCAAGCATATCACGCATCATAGATTTCATCTTTAGAGATGAATCTTCTTTGTAATATGGTACACATATAACAGATGCATTGGGGTCTTGTTCCATAACTTGCATCTTTGCGTCCATACACTCTTCCATAGAAGGCATGGGTGTTCGCATATCACCTTGTATATACATTGATGTTATAATCATTATTGCTGTTATCATAATATTTCCTCTCATTAATCTTAATCACTATGTATAGTGTATCAGATAATTGAGGGTTTGTCAAGGGGTTATTTACGTCTTTTCTTATCTAATTCGTTTCGTATCCATTGAAGAGCCAAACCATTCTTAACTTTTTTCTTGACAAGACCTCTTATCTGTTTAGATACTGCATTAAATACATCATCACCAGCATCATTGTTATCTACAACCACAAAGTTTTGTCTAAATAATCCACTAAACTTACCAAGATTTTGTTGTACATCATTCCATGACTTAGTAACGATAGGTTCTGGAATAGTTCTAGGACGCATTGCATTACGTTCTTTTGCAACATCAAGTGATGTGTTGACATATATCATATATGTTTCATACCCTAGTTGTTGCAAATCTTTTGCTTCTGAAGAAATCTTGTCAAAATCTCTACCAGTACCATCAATGATAACACCAAGACGACCTTGAATGTATCCTGCTTTTCTAGTGTCAGTTGTCTGTTTTGCTCTATCTCGGACAACATTTCTAGGTTCTGTTTCAGATGCTGGCATCTTTAGTGACAAGTTAGCCTTCTTCAGTTGTGCTTCAAACGCATCATCTGAATTAACTACTTTTAAACCTAATCCTCCTGTGGTGCGTCTGACAACGAATGATTTACCGCTGCCAGGCCCACCAGCTATGAAGAATGCTTTAAATATATTGGGGTCATATACCCCCTCTTGTAGTTCGTTGAAGTGTTTCATGTTTGACCTTCTCTATTACTGTTAACTCGTATTTATCGGTTTGTTTCATGGGTTCAATTCTTCTGTGTTGTAATTGAAAGTTCATGTTTTTAATTCTATGTTTTCTTTTAGCGTTAGCCATATCTTTATCCCTTCGATAATTATTTTTATGAGTTATTAGTTTTTTTATAGAGAGTTCTCCTTCCTATTATGTTTCTGTTGGCGTTGGTACTGCATCTTTTACAGCACTAAAAATTATTTCATGTTTCTTTTCTACTTGTGTGAAGATGTGTCTTGTTTGTGTAACTAAAAATTCTCCTTGATAAGCTGGGTCAAGTCTATTTCCTAACTGACTATTTGCTGGTTTATTAAATACAATTTTTTGACCAGCAGATAGAGCAGTAGTTCCGTTTACTCGCATCTGTATTTTAATTGCACTCCCTAATTCAGCAAATCTTGCTTTACGGTGAAGTAAAGTTTCTGACAACTGATTTGATGTAACAGAAGATTGTCCATAGTGCTGTGCATCTTGAAAATCTGTGGTT